ACGGTGGTTTCGATTTGATTATTGTTGACGAAGCCACGCACTACAAGAACGTGCAAACCAATCGATGGAAGACACTCAATAAGCTGATAAAACCGCACACATGGGTGTGGATGATGACGGGTACACCTGCTGCACAAAGCCCACTTGATGCGTATGGGCTGGCAAAGATCATAAACCCGACTGCAGTTCCTAAGTTTTTTGGATCGTTTAGAGATCAGGTGATGTTAAAGATCACCAATTTCAAATGGATTCCCAAGGATGACGCCACTGACAGAGTGTTTAAAGTGTTGCAGCCAGCCATACGTTTCACAAAAGATGAATGTCTGGATCTACCAGATATGATTTATACGAAACGCGAGGTCGAACTTACGCGGCAGCAAAAGAAATACTATAAAGAACTTAGGGACAAGATGATTGTCCAAGCGAGCGGAGAGCAAATAACGTCTGTCAACGCAGCCGTTAACATGAACAAGCTCTTGCAAATAAGTTCTGGTGCAGTCTACACCGACGATGGCGAATCACTTGAGTTCGATATTAAGTACCGATACAAGGTTTTGCGTGAGGTTATAGACGAATCAAGTAAGAAGGTGTTGGTGTTTGTGCCGTTCAAGCACACCATCGACATCTTGATGAACAAGCTACGAAAAGAAAACATCCCTACAGAGATGATCCGTGGTGATGTAAGCGCCAGTAAACGCACCGAGATATTCAAAGCGTTCCAAACAACAGCGGCCCCCCAAGTATTACTTATACAACCACAGGCAGCAGCGCACGGTATAACACTGACCGCTGCTAATACAGTTGTTTGGTGGGGGCCGGTGAGTTCTTTAGAGACATACGCACAGGCAAACGCTCGTGTGCATAGATCAGGGCAAGATCACAAATGCACTGTTGTACAGCTGCAAGGTTCGCCCGTAGAAAAGAAAATGTACGCACTACTAGACAATAGAATTAACATCCACACTAAAATTGTAGATTTATACAACGAATTACTTGATTAACGTGTGTTTTGCCATTATATTTAATGGATCGTCACTAGGAGTGATTGCGTGGAAAGACAAGGACACTTGGATCGGTGTGTTAGCACCTTTCTAAAGATTAAGGCTGAACGTAGCAGACTCAAAGAAAGTTTTACTACGGAAGATGACGCGCTGCAGAGGCAGCAGAATCTAGTAAAAGAAGAACTTTTAAAACACTTAAAAGAGAATGATCTTAAAAGTGTGAAGACTGATTCTGGCACGTTCTATAGAACAGTGCGGACTCGTTACTGGACGGATGATTGGGAAGCGTTGCATAAGTTTGTTCTGGAGCATGAAGTTCCAGAGCTACTTGAGAAGCGCCTACACCAATCTTCTGTCTCACAGTTCTTAGAGGAAAACCCAGAATTGGTGCCTAAAGGACTTAATACAGATAGCGAGTTCCAAGTCACGATTAGGAAATCAAAATGAGTGAGTTCGTTGGTATTGAGGATGTGGCAAAACATTTTAATGTAAGTGTTAGCACCGCTCGTGCGTGGGTTCGACAGAAAGAGATCCCACAAAACACCTACGTAAAAATTGGTAAGACCTACAGATTCAAGCTGGATGCAGTCGTGGAAGCACTACTGCAGAAAGAGATTGAAGCAGAGGCGGCTGGTGAAGCAGACGCGATGGAAGAAGTCTTAGAAAACTTTGATGTGGACGAAGACTTTTGAGGAAAATCAGTACGAGAGGGGGTGAGTTCCGTAAGGTAACTCCAAGCGGCGAAGCTGTCTTAGATTCAAACACGATTGATGTAATCATCGTAGATGCTAACGCAATCGCACGGATGTATTACGAAGAGGCTTATAGTGAATCCTCTACTAATGCACCTGTATGTTGGTCTTCTAACACCCGCCAGCCAGACCCTGATGTCACTGATAGACAGGCTCCTAGATGCCTTGACTGTACACAGAACATAAAAGGTTCTGGTCAAGGCAACTCTAGGGCGTGTAAGTTTTCGCAGCGGTTAGCTGTAGTGTTTGAGGAAGACTTACAAAACATTTACCAGTTACAACTGCCAGCAACGGCGTTGTTTGGTGATGCAAACCGTGGATGGATGTCTATGCAGAACTACGCTAAACATTTGGCGAAGCATGATACGTCCGCGACGATGGTGGTGACCCGAATCATTTTTGAGGAAAGTTACATACCAAGGTTGAGATTTAGACCCATGCGGGTTTTGAAGGATGCCGAAATGAAAGAGGTGGGGGAGTTACAAAACAAACCAGAAGTGCATGAGGCTATAGCCATGAACGTGCGACCAACTACAAAGGTCATACCGTTCTTAGCAACTGACGGATTTGTTTTTAACGAAGCCAAAACTAGCTAGACATTTAAGGAGAACAATATGTCTGAAGAAGTATCTGCTGCCTACATTGTGAGCAATGTTGAGGCGCTGTACCCAAAACTCGACCGAACTTACAACTGGAGCGCCACAGAGAACCGAAGTGTTCCGTGTGGTTCTTTAGATGACGGTGCCGAGTACTCTGTTAACTTTAAAATGAGTAAAGATGCCGCGAAAGAGTTGCACTCTTTTATGAAAGCGCTTTACGAATCAAAAAAGCAAAAGAGTTGGCCCGCATACAAGAACCCTTTTAAGAAAGAAGAGGACGGAACATTCTCTTACAAAGCATCCTTGAAGGGTTCTTACAATGGGCAAAAGACCCAAAGGCCCACACAGTACGACGCTAAGGTTAAAGAACTACCAGAAGAGTTCCAACTAACCACAGGCAGTCTAATAAACATCGCTGTAGTTGGGGTGCCTTATAGCGGATCGATGGGTGCTGGGGTGTCTCTGCGGCTAAAAAGCGTACAAGTGTTGAAGCTGGCAGAGAAACAAAACGTGTCGCCTTTTGAGGCCACTGACGGGTTTACCTTCGGTGACGATACTCCGTTTAGTGTGGTTGAAGAATCACCCAAAGTAGAAGAAGATCCCTTTGAAGATGAGGAAATAGAAGAACCTAAGAAGGTAGCTAAAAAGACTGCTGCGCCAAAGAAAGAGGCAGAAGAGATAGCGGACGTTCTTGAAGATTGGGACGACTAAATATCTCATAGTTTCGCCACGGCTAGGACATTCGCATTGCCGTACCGAAAGGGGGACAGTGGCTCTGACCCCCCTGCCGTGGTGTCTCTGACTTTGGACAAAGCGGATGCAAACAAAAGATTTTTTAGAGAGGGTGCTGCATAACGAAGGTTGGTACTGTCTTTTAGCTTTAAAACCCAAGCAAGATAAAAGGGTTCAACAGTTCTACGAATCTATTAACGAACTGATTGACGCTGCTCGTGAGTTTGATGACAGCGGTTACGATACATACTTCGCACTGGCGACTTTTAAAGAGAGTGGATCTCGTAGGGTAGATAATGTAAGTCGCATACAGTCATTTTTCTTAGACCTTGACTGTGGGCCATCAAAAGATTTTGTAGATCAAGTAGAGGCGCTAACTGCGCTACGAAAGTTTCACAAAGAGCTTCATTTACCCAAACCTTTAATAATAAGTTCTGGGCGCGGTATACACGCATACTGGTGCTTAGAAGAGTCCGTCATATTAGAGGATTGGTTTCCTGTAGCAGAGAGGCTAAAGCAGCTTTGCGCAGAACATAAGTTCGCTGCTGATCCAGCGGTCACTAGCGATGCTGCTAGAGTTTTAAGAGTAGTACGCACACACAATCACAAAACAGACCCGCCTACACAGGTGTTACAACTTGGGGTGGATATACCACCTCTAGTTGACTTCGATAAGTTCTCGGAGCTTTTAGGTGCAGGTAGTGTGGCACTACCAAACAAGTTAAAGCTACAGCCCGACACTGCACTAATGCAGAAGTTGATGGGCAACAACGATACAAAATTTAAGAACATACTTAAGAAAGTAAAAGAAGGCGGGTGTAAACAGATAGAACTGCTGACATTACACCAAGAGACTTGCTCTGAGCCTATGTGGAGAGCAGGTCTTTCCATAGCCAAGTTCTGTTCTGATGCAGACAAAGCTATACATCACATATCAAAGAAGCACCCTGACTACAGCCCAGACAAAACCGTAGAGAAAGTAAACCTAATAAAAGGGCCGTATCTCTGTGCAAAATTTGATGAATACAATCCAGATATATGCCCTCACTGCCCTAACTGGCACAAAGTCCGTTCCCCTATCTCACTTGGCACAGAAGTGGTGGAAGCAGAGGAAGCAGACAATGTAGTGCAAGCGCCTATGGCGAATCGGCCCAACTCTCAGTTACAGGTCTACAACATACCACAATACCCGAAGCCCTACTTTAGAGGCACTAATGGCGGTGTGTACGTGCGTACATCTGGGGCCGATGGGACAGTGGATGAAAAACTTATATACCACAACGACTTCTATGTCGTTAAACGTATTGTGGACTCTGAAACGGGCGAATCTATAGTCCTACGATTGCATTTACCGAAGGACGGAGTACGTGAATTTACAGTTCCGTTAACGTCCGTAACCTCTCGTGAAGAACTCCGTAAAGCTGTTAGTATGCACGGCATAGTAGTAGACAAACCGGATGAACTTATGCGCTACACAGCTACGTGGGTGAACGAACTACAGACCACAACTGTAGCTGACGAATCCCACAGGCAGTTTGGTTGGACTAGCAAAGATATGAAATCTTTTGTGATAGGGGACAGAGAGATCTTCGCTGACCGTATAGAGTTCAACCCCGCATCTGGCGCAACCGCAGCTTTGATCCCCCACATGGAACCAAAGGGTTCTTTAGAGGGGTGGAAAGACATGATTAACTTCTACAACAGAAAGGGCTTTGAGCTGCACCAATACGTTGTCGGCACTAGTTTTGGCTCTGTTCTGATGGAAATGCTACCTGTGCACTGCTCAATGATGCACCTGCACAGTCAAGGTACGGGGTTTGGTAAGACCACTGTTATGGAAGCAGGACTGTCGGTATGGGGTGACCCAGAGGAACTTCTTTTGTATGAGAAGGATACTCACAGCATAAAAATGCACAGAGGTGAGGTGTACCACAATCTGCCGTTGTACATGGATGAGTTGACAAACACGCATGGTAGAGAATTAAGTAACATAGCTTATCAACTTACTGGTGGTAGACAACGTGGTCGTATGACA